TAGTTAATTTTATGTATGATCCGGTGGAATGAACCAACCACATTTCTCCTGAATTCACATTTGATGGTGGTGAACTTTGATTGTAAAGTCTCACGCCTATGAAGGCATTTTGTAAATTACCTTCTTGAAAATGAACTGCTACCAAGTCATTTATATTGGGAGGTGAAAACATTCCCCATCCATTCCCCATCCATATTGTGCCAATTGGTAACCACCCAGTCTGTAAAGCTGGCTCATCATCAGTAGCAGCTAACAATTGAACCTGTGCGCTATAAGATAATGGATCATATGCTGTTACAATACCCACAGAAGTATAATTCAGTCCGTTTTGTTGAATAGCCGCCTGCATTTTCATGATGTTTATGAATTTGTGAATAGACATTACAAAGTAATCTCCGTATCCGTTGATTGGTTTTTCGCTGATATTTCCATGTTGTAACCTTCAGGAACATTGATACGTCTGACTATTTGCTCAATATAATAAAGCTGATCATAAGCTGTATTAGTTCCCTTCAATTGCACAGCGCCATTCTTTTGCAAAATATTATTTCCAGGTATATAAGCCGTGAGTCTTACTTCATGCAGAGTTATATCCTGCAAAATCTGATTAGCCTTTTGTTGAGCTTGTTGCTTCGTTAATCCTGGCATTACAAAACTATATTTTTGTACTTTCCCACTGGGTGCAGGAACATTATGTAAATACGCTCTTGATCTATGTGTACTGGATGCTCTTACGAAATCAGCTTTTCCAGTATTGATGTTATAGGGTATTTTTATAGTCACAGAAACATCACTGCTCAATGTAGTAGACCTAAATAATCCTAATCGCATGCCATTGAAAGTAGGGCTAGCATTTGAAGGTGTAGGCGCTTGATATTGCAACGTATATACATTGCTCAAATCATAAGTTTTAGGATTAAAGTACAAAACATTTTGTTTAACATAAACAAAATAATTTTCTTGATTAGCCAGGTAGCAAAGCAAGTCCCATTCGGTCGTAACTTTACTCATTAAAACGTTTTGTGAATTATAATAACTTCCTACGGGTGTAAAAGTAGGCGTTATATTTGTCATTAATCCATGTTCAGCGGCAAAAATTGCAGCAATCTGCGATGAAGTCTGATTTGGGTATTTATTAGTTGTTTTTGTATCAATGAAACGCGAAGTTAAATCACGTCCTGACAACATAACACGGGCACTTAATGGATCAACCTCTAATTCGTCGCAATCCCCTTCAATGATTAAATCCAAATCACTCGTACTATAATTGTATGGATTAGAAGGAAACCCAACATAAATCTGTATTGTAAAGTTTTGAGTGGTTGCCCAATAATTTAGATTCAAGTTGGAATTCTGTCCATTTAATGGCAATTGAACGTGATAATTATCAGCATTGTAGAAAGTAGTCGTCGTTATTTCTATTTCTTCCCATAACGCGGGAATATTATTTACCAAAACAATAGCTCTAGGTTGTCTTGCTTGCTGCGCGTATGGCTGTGTATTTTGATAAGGAGAAAACTGACTATTTGACATTCTAGCTCCCTAATATACCGCCAGAATCGGTTGATGCTTGAGGTATAACAATGGTCAATGTTCTGTTCACGGATGTAGTAATCGTTGCATTTAATGGCACAATAAGAATATTGCCATTTGCCCTAGTCCCACTTATTACAGATGCATAGTAATTTATTATGGACTCCAACGTATCCGTAACTAATACGAGATAATCATAATCAGTACCATTGTAGGTTATTGTTAATACTTGTGGGGTTACTATCGTTCCCGTCAAAATTAAATTTGAGTTAACCAATTGCGGGACTAATTGAAAGAAAAGTGTTGGTCCAATAAAGGGATCATCCAAATTATTAGCTTGAGCAATGGTAGTCCATCTCGTTGCATCGCCGTAGTATTGAGCTGCTAAAGCGAATAAATTTGCGTTAGTAACATTTATTATTTGACCCGTTGATCCCTGAGAAATTAGCAATAAATTGGTACTCATTTGATCTAAAACATAATTCAATGTGTATAATTCATACAATTCTTGTAGTTGAGTTGAAACTTTATCGGATAATTCTGTTCCGCTTATCATGATATAAATGGTCCATTTCCAATAGCGTTAATTGCAGTGGTGACTGCTTGTTGAGTATTAGTGATATCCGATAGTAACCCAGCTATTTGACTCGATGAAGCATCAACTATCGACGGCAATGCATTAATAGCAGCACTCAGTATCGCCATAGCACTTGTTATTGAAGGGTTGGCAATTTCAACTGCTAAATCATTCGCTTCTGTTAGCAATCCTATAACAGCGTCATTATAACCAACAGGTAATAAAACAGGAAACGGTTTATTCAAATCCTGAATCACTTGCACTGTAATGGTGTAAGGTATTTGATAATTTCTTTCGAAACTTGCTTTAAAATCTTTTATGACTACTTGGTAATTAAACTGAGACCAAGTAAGGGGCATGGGATTTCCTTGCACGCGCAAAAAATCCAAATATCTAGCCCTAAATGTTGAAGTTGATCCAAAAAATAATCCAGACCATGTAATATCATCATCTAAACGACCCATGGCATCTACAACGCGCATACCGCCCACTAATTGTTTTACAGCCAAAGCCTGAGTACCACCAAAATTTATTTTTTGAGGAATTTCATAGTTTGCAAATGTAATCGGACCTAACGTCAAAAATACTGGCATTATCCTGTATATCCTGTGCCTAATGAATTCAAGGGAACTTGTGGCATCGTGCTAACAATATTAGTATTACTAGGGCCGTGAGCAACGCCGCCCTTATTCAGTTCATAGCTAATCAAATTAATTACTTCATCTCTTATATGTTTTCCAGCAATATAAATAGGTATTATTAATGAAAGAGGTGATGAACCTACACCAGGAGTTAACAATCCAGAAGATAATAATTTATTTGCTTGGGCAGGTAATGCACCCGGTTGAACTCCTTTAGCTATATTTTCAATTCTGTATTGAGACATTAGTTTTAAGGCTTTAGTAATATTTTCTAATAAAAAAGATAATTTATTCATCCCGTTTATGATAGCTGGCTGCTCAAGTTCGCCAAAAACTGTTTTTAAATTTTCCCAAGCTGCCATTAATCTACCTTGTGCGCCACCAGGTTTTTGCAAAGCAATATTATATAACTCTGAACCAGGTGCTAATTGTCCCTGAGCAACTAAAGTACGTAAAATTTTATCAGAATTTTCATACATACTATTTAAAATTTGGCCTGATGTCCTGCCAAAATCAAACATAATTCTATCTTCGATTTTTTCAGGATCAGTTATCCCTTGTTTTTTTAATGCGGGTAAATATTTACCTATTAAAAATTCAAAAGGTGCTTCATGTAACTGCTTACTATATTTAAAAGCACCAAATTTACTTCCTATAGGTCTGCCATTTTTATCTAATTCTACAGGACCTAACATTCCTAATGATTGTAATGATAGAGCTTGATATTTTCCCATTTGTCCTTTGCTAAATTGCAAGGATAAAGTTTGTAATGCAGTACCACTTTTTGCACCACCTCTCATTTGTAAAATAGGTTCCAGAGCTAATAATGATGCATCGGTTAATTTAGAAACTGCACCTCCTCCATATCGCATAAATTGAGCCAATTGATTTGGTTTAATCGTTCCACCAGATAAAGCCATCATTTGTAGTCCAACACCTAAACTTTGCGCTGTTCTTTGAGCATTTCCTTTTCCTCTAAATTCAGCGAATCTGACTAATTCCTCTTGTTGTTTTTCATTCATACCATGATAAAAAATATTGGCGGCAAATTGTCCTTTGGCTAAAATAGGAGCTAAAAACTTTGCTTGATTTGGGTCTTGAGTGGCCATTAAAGCGTTTGAATATGCTGAAAGCATTTCGTTATATGAAACACCAGGAATATTTTGAGAAGTAACAAATTTTCTTATATCTGATATTTGATTCTGTTTAAAACCTCTGGCTTGTAGTTGACCTATTTTACTTTCAAATTCTGAGGCAGATTCAAAACTTTTTTTACCAAAACTATAAGCTTCATAAGCTGCACCTGCTATTCCCATGGCTACTATATTTGATCTAGCTAGACCTAATAATCCTAATTTCCCATAGGTTCCCAACATTCCACCTTTTTTACCGCCTTGCTCTATATTTTCTCCAACTCTACCACCCTTCATTCTTTCCAAATGAGCACCTGCAACCGCGGCGGACGCACCTACATTCCCCATACTTTTTGCTAGAGAATTAGTTTTATTTATCAGTGATTGTGCTCTATTCGTAGCTGTAGACAATCCTTTATTAAAATCGCTAAATGATTTTTTTGAACTATTGGTGTTCGTGCTTAGACGTACAAATGTCGTAGATAACTTTGACAATGCAGGATTTAACTCCGCGAGATTGAAAGCCATATTAGAGAGATGTTTATTGAATGGCATCATAATTTTATTCAAATCAGCCATTGCTTTAGCTGCTTTTTTTGTCAGCTTCGCAAAATCTTCTAATTTTTTATGAGCATTTCCTTTTATCGATAGGTCAGCCCATACCTTATATGCTTCCATAATTAAACCTTATAAGTTGACATGTTCATTCTTAATCACGATTCAATACCCTTTCTTAAACGTCATCCTATTACCAGAAATTAAATTAACCATCATGGTGCCCAATGTACCTATTATAAATGGTTTTGCCTTAAAAAGCGTCAATCCTAATACTGATCGAGGAGGTATGAATTGAGTACCAAATTCTTGATAAACCATTATTTGATCGGATGAACCTATATAAACAGTGCTGGTGACTTTATTAACTACGTATTTTATTGAATCTCTGAGGTGACCGGTGCGGAATAGAGGATTGTAGTCATTATTGTAAACATAGCCTAATCGTTCTTTTTCTTGTTTTGTTGAATCTGCTAATTCTTTCCACGCTTCAAATGGGCCAGCTCCTTGTTGAAGATGGCCTATTTTTTCTTTAGCACTTTTTTCTAACTCGATACCAATAAATTTAAGTGCATAATTTTCGTGTTTTTCATAATTTTCTGCCACTTTTTGCATATGTTCTGCAAATTTTTCGAGATTTTTAAATGTTTTGGTCATTTAACCTCCTCGAATCTTTTAGTGACAAAGTTAAATTTACCCTTACCGTCGTTTTCCATCATGATAATTACCCATGCATATCTAACATGGTCATCAAGTTTAAAAGCAACATCAAAAGGCACTCCATGATCGACGAGAAAAAGTGCTTCTCTCGTCGGATCATGATCGACTATTTTTTTGCTTTATCAATCTGCTCCTTTTCTGAGTTACCCTCAGAATTTTCGCTGATAAATTGCATTAAAGCGGTTAAACCTTCCTCGCCAATCATTTTCAAACATCCTCTAAATTCACGGTATGATTTAGGTGCTTGAACAACTTTATTGTCAATCGTTGCTACATAGAGAACATTCATTGCCATACCCTGACAAAATGCACTTTTTGAATCTTCGCCAATGGCACTCATCAAATCGTACAGATCAAGAATGTCTGGCTTTTTAAGACGCAATTTCCTGCCAAGACTATCTGTGATCTCTTTCCCGTCAAAAATATTAGAAACTACTTTTTCACTCGGTTTTTTATCCATTATCCACCTTTAAATTAATCAAATCCTAACGATGATGATTCAATTCTTTCATCTAACCATTTAATGAAATCTTTAAATTTTTCTTCCTCAATAGAAGAGAATAATTTTTCAAATTTACTTTTCACTTCTCTATAAGCATATTCTGCACCTATACTCGATTGAATACTCATTAAGCACCTATTAATATGATTTTCCTAGCTCCCATAAACGTCACATTTTGTTTAACAATTTCTGTACCAGAATAGTTACCAGCATCTTCTAGCGTTATTACGCATTGAGTATATTGATACATACTTACAGTACCGTCATTTTCTGTGATCGTTTCAGTTATAGTGATAGGTATTTGGTCTTGACCAAGATAATAACCTGCTTCTTGCAATGCGATGTAATTATCCATGAAAGGACCATTACGCTCTAGCGTGAAACTACCAGACCAACCTTGATGAAACTTTGGATGCCTCACCGTACCATCCATGGCTATAATTTTATCAGTTGTCGCGTCTTCTCGCGACGTGAAGTTTTCGATTATCTGAAAATTTTGCACACCATTTATATCAGTAAAGGTCAATTTATGATCTATACCACTTGCCAGGCCATTTAAAGGCATAAGTCACCCCCATTAAGCTAATTGAGGAGGCAAAGTAGAAACCTGAACATTTTGCCCCGCTTGTAAGTTAATAATGAAAACTTGAATGATTGAAAATAAAGTAACTTGAATATTGGCTTGCATGAAACCGAGCGCAACTTGATTCGATGGATTATTAGATGCATCCAATATGACTGAAAACGCGGGACCACCATTGACGTTACCAATCATTCCCAAATCAACGAGATTTTGCAGGAATCCTTGCAAAGTTGATCGAGCTTGATTTCTTACATCGACTGTTTGTGGAAGACCGATAAATTGACCTAATCCGGTCTTAAAGGTATTAGCTAGGAAATTTACCATGCGTGGGTAATTATCAAAGCGCTGTAGTGCATTGGCGCTCGTATTAATTCCCAACCTGCACCCGAACGCAGATGACGAGGCAGGTATGGGTTGAGTGACAATTTCAATGCCACCGTTTTCTAATGTTAACAGATCAGCATCAGAATAAATACGTTGCTCAAAAGTTTTTTGTGTGGCAAGAATGCCATTCATAATTTTGTTAAGAGATGAACTACTTGGCAAATTAACTGCCAAAATACCTGCCACTGATCCCTGAGGACTGACGAAACGATTGATGTTATTAAATGGGTCGAAAATTTGCTCCCAATCTCCACCTAATAATTTGAAATTGTAATCTCTGACCGATGAGCTGACCAAAATAGATACCATTTGAGCGATATTATCTTGCAGACCCGCTTGTTCCACGCCAACCATGTATATATTTTCTTGGTCGCCGAAAATTTGCTGGGCTGAATATTGAGTGTAATCCGTTGCATCTGCCAGCATGACAATCGATGCTAAAGATTTTCTTAGTGCATACATACCAGTTCTTGGTGTCGAAGTATCAGAACCAACTAGTGTTGCGCTGTTAACTCCGTTTGCACCATCAGTACCACCACTTAAAGTGTAGGGATTCGGGGGCAATGCAATGCTAGGGGATGTTGCAGAACCTAGATTAAGTGTTCCCGATGCTCCACCACTACCACTGACGGTAAACATCGAGGCGCTCGTATATCCAGAACCTTGCGCAGATACCACGACAGATAATAAACCCCAATTCATATTAAAGGTTGCACCGGTACCACTACCAGAAGTTGAACCTTGTGATACTGGGTTTGTTGGCAATGCAGTATAAGAACCTGCTGTCTGTACCGTAACTGTATTTACGCCAAAAACACCTGTCTGGAAAGTGGCACCACTACCAACACCAGAAGTTGAACCTTGCGTGAATGTGGTCGATTCAACAGTGTAAGAACCACCTGAAGTGACCGCAAAAGTTAATATGCCACCGCTACCATTTACAGTATCAACAGTAATCACTGCTGCGCTGCTGAAAGTTCCACCTGCTAATACAATGGTGTCTCCCACATTATATCCAGAACCCGCGGCGTTAATTGCTAGGCTGACCAATTTTGCCGTTGCAACCTGCAATACGGAAAGCACGCTGTGCGTACCTCCAGTTGGGTCTATGGTGTCACCTACTGCATAACCAGAACCAGCTGCTACCACGTTAGCTAAAATTGCATCCATAACAGGATTGAGGGTCGCTCCTGAGCCTGGACCACTTGTGCCTAATGTTGGCAAAGACGTATAAGAACCTGCGGCATTAACGGTCACGGATGAGATATAATTTGCTGTTACGGCTGTGCAAAGCTGAGAAGGACCTCTAATGAATCCTTGACCTTGATTTACAGCACTTACTAAGTTAGACCAGAACGCAACACCACTACCACCAATGTTGTCAAAAACTTCAGGTACACCACCAGACATGGACAAAGTAAGTTTGTAAGTATTGGAAGTGGAACCAGCCGATAAAATGGCGCTCGTGCTATTTCCTAGACTACCAGTATATTTAGAACTTAATACAGCACCCGTGGCGCTAGAAGTATCTAGCAAATTAGCACTAGCAAAAGTATCTGTACCATCAGTCACACGCACGCAGAGGAAATTGTTAGCACCTTGTTGGGAAGCCATGTAGACAGCGGTGCCCATATCATACTGACGAGCAATTGGATTGCCGAAAATTTGCACATACTGCTGCATACTTCCTATGGTGTATTGGGAATTTACTGGACCCCAAGTGGCCGTTCCAACTACACCTATAATGTTTGTTGGGACTCCATTTAATAATGGATTGGGCGGAATAATGTTGACATAAACATTTGGTACTTGTGTTGCTGCTACGTTGATAGCCATTCTAACCTCTCTTATTGTATAGTCCCAACAACTTCCAAATTGGCAAACGGATCGGTGATTGTTGTAAAGCTTTCAATAAACGTTGTCGGATATTGAATGATGTAAAATAAATCCATTCTGTAAATTTCAGATTTTTCAAGAGAATCAATCTGATTTTGGTGTGAGTAAAAAACCTGTCCTACGAAATTATCGGATAAAGTAACGCGGTAGTTCATTTTCATGTACACGTCTATTGCTGCGCCCAACGTTGCTCGATCTGTCGGGTTATTTGTCCAGCATGAAATCATAAATTCTCTATCGACTCTGGAGAGTTCTTCCCCAGCACTGTAAGGCGTAGCGATATTGGCTTGTAAATCGTAAGCGGATGAAACTGTGATGACATTATTGTTTGCTGTTGCGCCAGGAATTAAGGCTGCTGTCTTACTTGCAATACTATTTAAGGTGTCATTCGATAAGACTTGATAGCCATATCCAGTGTCATTAACAACGACCATGACAGCCTGTGGTACTGATACTGTCCCGCCGATAGTTACAGTTTTGCCACTCACTGTTGCCGTCAATGTAGCTGGCGTCTGTGTAATCGGCTGAAAAATACGTTGGAAAGTAGTAACTACTCTTTCTTTATTTGTTTCAAAAACTGATACAAATCCATTTCCCGCTAAGACCGTTATGTCCAAATCGGTTCTAATCGGGAAACCTTCCATTACCGTTACTGGAACATTAATGACTGAAGGAGAGGAAGTACCGTTTGGATAAACAGCATTTTCTACCATGGTTGCAACCGTTGTACGAACGCTATCTAAACTAGGCATGCTTACCTCGCGTTCAGTACTTGGGTGGCGATAATTCGCCATCCAAGTTCGGTTAATTCATTGACGTTGACAACATAATCTTGATTCAAATCATCAGTGATAATGTCGTCAACGCGTACGGAAACGCCGCCAAGGTTAGGCAATAAAATAATCCATTGCGGTTGATTTACATCAGTAGGTAATTTTGTAGGTGCCGCGCCGTCTTTATTCATTTCAAGTACAGAAGCAGGCATGTTTTGCATAATTAGCGTCGAACCAGGTTTTGTATATCCTGCATAACCTATATAACCAGCATTAGTGGATTGGGTTGGCCTAATAATAGTCAAAGTTCGATTGCATTTTACGGCTTGCATAGGAAGTAAATACTGCAAGCTAGCCATGAAATAAATACTATCGTCAGTAATTGGCCCTTCTGGGCTGGCAATAGGCGACAAATAATCACCAACTCTTGCGTTTAGTGGAGATGATGAATTTTGAGCATCTATCATTATCTGCCACACCGCATTTCCGTACTTGTTAGCCTTCATGTATTCCCAGCTAACATTTGTACTTGCTACAGTCTGGCCTATTAAATTTGATTCTTGTATGGGATTTATAGGCGTAGATGATCGATAAAGGTTGAAGCTAGCTCCTAATTTAAAAGCAGCTTTATAGTATCCATAGTAAATTTTTTGTTGAATACCGTATGCATCCATTTACTACACCACCATCGTTATGCCTTTCATTAAAGGACTTGGACTCTGTAAACCTAAAAATTCAATTAATCGTAAGCACCATAACTTGAACAATTGGTAACGATCTCTTACTTCATTTTTATTGTGATACCAAACTGCCGCTCTATCCGTATCCAAATTGCTAGAAGCAGTAGGAATAGCACTTTCTAGCTGACTTAAATTTGCTAAATAAACATTCTGTAAAGTTGTTTCTTCTACCGGATCGAGATTATTCAATCGATATTCCAATATTAGATACCATTCGTTGTAACGATAACCGAATGAAGGAGGAGTGGAACCCGAACCTAAACCGTACACGGGAAATCCACAATATCTTCTGACATCGACTTTTTGCTGCTCGGTTAAAGCCATCGATAGAACACCTCAATTGGTGCACCTAATTTAATTAAATCTTCTATTTCTTTTTCATTCCAAATAAGCTGACCTCTGCTCCATCTTTTTATGTGCTTTTCATAGGATTGATGGCCACAAGAAGTAACTTGTACGAAATTACCAAAAAATATGCCTACTTTTTGTTGCTGTTTAACTCCCTCTGCCGAAACAGAGGGATTTTCCTTTTTGTTTTTTGACATTATGCAGTCTCTATGATGACAGCACGCTTGTAATAAGCATTGCTAGAGGTTGGAATAATGTTTGGATTGGTTGTTACATCAGTTGGAACGGTGAAACCGCCGATGTAGTTAGATGACTGAGAGATAATCTGACCCAATCTATCTAATGGATTTCTAAGATACATATAGAAACCTTCCAGCATCATATCTTCACCTAAAACATTAACCATTTGAGGGATTTGCTGCATCATGCCGGTGTTACCAGACATGTTTTTGATGGCTTCTAGGCCTTTATTGAAAATTCCTTCGACCAAAGCGCCCATACCGCATATGATTGGACGTTGAATGATCTGGTTAACTGCTACGGGCGCACTTGCTTGAGCTGGCTGAACAAATGTTTCAGTTGTCATGATAAATCTGACGTCTAAAAATTCGCTCATGATCCATGCATTTTCATACACTGGATCTCTAGTACTCACACCACGGTTCAAAATCTGAAATTCAGAGTCAGCATACAACTCGTTCATTGAAGTTGAATTCAAATAAAAATTGTACGCACCTCTCACCTTTGGAACAGCATTATTACGTAAATACGCAACCGCGTTAAGAATGACTTGCATGTTGAGTAAGTCACTAGCTTGGATAGCGGCGGTTGTAGTGCGGCCGTTAGGACGAATAATGAGAGGAGCATATTGACCTATTACTGCATTTCCAGCGGTGCCATTTGTAGTGCTTATATTCGCACTTGCTGTAATGGTTCCAGAAGTTCCACCAGTTATCGCAGCGGATGAGACGTTTGTTGCATCGTTGGAAAAACTTACGATTTGATACAACGTGCCATTCACTAATACAGGTAAAGGATTAGTGTTAGAAACGGGCTGAACGGTACCATTTACGACTACTGTTTGAAATCCTCTGGTGTCATCTACGTTAATCGTAACGTTTGGTGATCCCAAGGTTTGCGTAACCACCGTGTTACCTGACATATACGCATTAAAAAGTGCATTTCTTGCAATTCGATCTAATGCAGTAGCTTGAGCGATACCTAAGTTTTCAGCATTTTTCATAGCGAATGCTGCGATGGTTGTCTCATCATCGATTAAGTTAATATCGGGCGCTAATTGAGGATATTGATATACGGCAAGAACATATTGTTCATCGCTATATTGTTGTGGCTGCAATCCGTTATCGATATTTGTATTGGTATTTGGCGCAAGTGGAGTGATATTTGGCACCATCAAACCAACGCGGGTTTTTGTAATCGTATCACCGATGCGACCCGGAAATACTTCACGATCCGCAATTTCACGATAAGCTAAAATAGGGTGTAATGCTTCTACGAAAGCTCTTTCTAAAAAGTTTTGCTGAATTGCATCTACTAATGCAGGTGGAAATGGACCAAAAGTCATGTTAATCGCTCCAAAAAAGTAAAAGTTAAAAATTTCTTTTCGACTTTCACCCTCGAAGCGATCCACGCTATGAGGTACTTTTAATCAAAAGATCCACTCTTGAGTAAAAATAATGTCTCTATAATTCTATTTGAATCTACCACTCATAAACTTGTGTTTGTTCTTTTTCCAATCATCGTTAGACAAAGAACGAGCATCTGTTTTACTAGATTTCTGTTCCGGCACTTCTGAATTTGAAGAAGAACTAAATTTCTTCTCTGCGCCAAATAAATCAGGTTTTCTAGTTTTGAAATCTTTTATTACTGTATCAGCACCCACTATATTGCCATTGTCATCAAGCCTAACTGTTGACATGTCCACTAATTTAACAAATTCAACATCTTTTATGCCTGCTGATATGGCTTGTGCTTTGACTTCAGTTTCTATCATCCTTTTTTCGTAGGATGAAACCTTACTATCAAAGCCATTAATTTTTTCTTCAAGAGATTTTCTCTCTTTTTCGGCATTAATTTTAAAATTTTCCAATTCTTCGCGAGTGCCTTTATACTTTGCTCTCCAACGAATATCAGAATCACTTAATTTGCTAACATCTTCATTCTTGCTTTCAGATGATAAATTTTCTAAATTTTCGGTCATACTTTCTCCGCTGATTTCTTTTCAAGTTCCACTTGTTCAGATTTGCGACGATCCACGCCGCTTTGTTCAGCATTATCGTTCAATTTATTATCATAATCATCTTTTTGTTCAGATTCAATAGTGATCTTTTCTTTTTCAACGTCCGCAATATCATATTGAGTTGCAACATAATCGGTGGCTGAACTTTGGCTAATCACTTTATTATCCAGTAAAACTTGCAGTGCTTGCGCTTGTTGCAGCTTATCAATAGGCATTTGAGGATACCAATCAGGCCACATTAGAGACAAATGACCGTCGCACTCTGAATCCGGTTCAATGTCATATTCAAATTCATATGAATTGTTATGATAAATTGCCAGGGTCATATCGTATATTTTTAGAAGGCCACTATTTCCATAGCTCAATCTCATTTTTTCAACTAATGAAATCAGAGAAGCTTGAAGCATTTGCATTGCTTTACCAGAATGGGCTACTGACATTTTTTCTGGATTCATTCGATTGCCGTGCGCTTTTTCCAATGCATAATCACGCAATAATTTTACATAATCGATGACAGATTTAGTTGCGCCGGTAGAAAGTTCTAGCAAATAAGCATCTCCTCCCTCATCAAGATTTAGAGTTCCTAGACCTTTTATTAATTGCTGACCTTCCCAATTACCAGGATTTTTAATTACGAGAGTGGGATCTGAATTATATTTAAGAAGCCTACCTAATTGACTCAATTGATAATCAATTTCCACAGATATGTCTAATATAGATTCGAAAGTACATCTTCCGTCTATATGATGAGCATGAGGTAAGTTCTTTATCCAGACTGCGGGAACGAATCCAAATTCATGCATAGATGATCTTTTACTATCTTTTCTGGGATCATAATCTTCTTTGTCGTCCTTGCATAAGTATGGTTGATAGTAAATTTCCTCTTCTTCATTCCATTCTCTGCATAGGTAAAACATTTCATTTTTTTCACTATCTTTTACATTGTATCCAAATGCTTTTAATGTGGCTCCGTCTACTTTACGTTTTTGATATAAATTAACCAAACAATCTGGTTTTTGACTGTCAAAAGTGGGAGTTAAATCTTTTGTATTCAAAACATCATAATAGAAATGACCGTTTAAAACTTTTATCAATACACAAACACTGCCTATCGATCCTATTTCAGCAGCATTCATCATTGCTTCGCGTAGATAACAATTACTGGTTATGTAATGCAAAAACTGAGTGGTTTTTTCGTGTTTTTCGCATTTCACTAATGGAAAATGTTCTTCTCCGAAGAGCATCGATACGGAATCATCAACTATTAACTGGCATAAATTATAAACGACAGATGGCCTTCTATCCGCCAATTTTACATATGATCCAGCAGTGCCAGCATATTCTTGATGATAAGGAGCAAGATTATCGTAAATAGATCCATCGAGAAATTTTTGAAGAATGGTCAACTTAGCTTCTCTAGCTGACCAGTCTTTATCGATGTCTAATTTAAACCTTTCTTGGTATCGAGCTATGAATTTATCATATTTGCTCGCAGCAATTTGATTTGCCATTTATTACCTATAGATTTTTTCTTTATCAGGATATCCGCGAGTGCTCGGAATCGGCATTTTTCTATCTTTGCCAGCTGGATATTCACGCTTTTGCGTTACATCTCTTTTTGGCATTGGTTGAGGTGCGCGATTATTTTCAGCAGCAGGATTTGGCTTTGCCCTTTCTTTGTTTCTGTAAATCATGATTCACCTCTATGCTATAATGTGGACAACACCAGAAACCACGATGCTTCCAGCGGTAAAATCAGCAGAACCGCCGCTATATTGAGCATATAAAGATGCACCAGCCACAGTTTTAGTGTTAATGGGAGCAGATGCTGGGAAAGGAAAAGGAGTACTTATTCCCCATCCTGAATTTACTAGAGATTCTAACGTTGCAGCAGGAACAACACTGAAAGCTGTCGTGCCGTCGGTAATAGAAAGATTCCTATTGCCGCTGCCACCACTAAAATTAGTTCCACCAGAATTTATCCATAAACTTTGAATGTATACTTGCTGAGATGAGAACTGAGGAACCCATAAGTTTACTTTACCAGAGCTAGCCAATGCGGTTGACGTACATGCAACATCGAAACGATAATAAGTCTGCATTCTAATTAAGGTATAGATTCCATTAGCAACGGATGCTTGAAATGCTGCTTGTCCATCCCCAAAGGCTATATTCAAAAAATCTCCAGCATTAACGATGAGATTATTACCTAAAACTAAATTACCATTTGAATCTTTCAACCCATTGAGCCAACCAGCAGTAGTAATAGCGGTTAAATTATCTGTGACAGCCATATTGATAACACGAGTTTGCTGTCCTTCTTGATCTAAAATCGGTGATTTAAAATTAATGACTGACATAGTTTTAACCCTTATTAATTAAGTTAATCTTTTTTCTTTCCCAATATGCGATTTGCTTTAGCTTTAATTTTTGATGCTGAACTGGGGCTTAATTTGCCCTTTTTAACCATTTGCGTTGCACGTGCTTTTGCATTAGCAGCATGTGCTTTATCTGGCATGGGATATTTTCTTGATTCAGGCATGCCAAATTTCGAAGAAGGAATTTTTTTTCTTGCTTTTGAAGTAAGGACGGACATTTTATCTACCCATTATGTTCAAATGTTGATTCATTGTACCATTATTTGTGTTCTTAAATGCAAGATAATTTAATGCTTGTGTGGTTGAGTCTACGTCATCGTCATAGGGTGCAGTAGGGAATGTGATGATGTTCTGTATATAGTCTTCTATCCAAGGTTCATTCTCAGGCAAGTAAACTAATCCTCCTTCAAAAACACCCGAACATGCATTAAGCCTTGAATATTTGTCTCTATCAACTTTTATAGCTTTAATAGCTAATCTTGTTCTCTTTTTAAGAGCTTGAATTAAGCTTTGTCCGCTTGCTTTGTCCTCTATTAAAATTAAGTTAGGTGTAATCTGATTTGCTAAAAAGAGACATACGCGCTCTAATTCTGGAAATTCAACTTTGTCTTTCCAGCGGGCTAATAAGTAATAGCCATTTTTCTTAACTCCCCAAATTGTATTAACACTGAAGTCGTTTTCTTCACCAGTTTTAAATGCTGTATCCCAGCTATGCACGATGTATTCATAATCTGAAATTGGAATGCTGCCATTTGCATTTTTCAATAATTTAAAAAATTGAAACCATTCTCTTTTAACCAGTCCACCACTTCTAGGTGCTGGTCTTTGCTGTAATTGTCCCGCTACAGCATACGCACCCATTTCCTTTTTTAGGTTATCTATTTCTAATCTGCCAAACCTTTCAGGCCATAGTAGCTCTCCGTCTTCTTTTCTTGGATCTACAAAACCCAACGACGTAATTTTTTTGCTTCCCTCGTATTCGCATGGCAGTATCAAATGCTCATATCCACCCCTTTCTAGTACATATCCTGATAAATCCCTAGCATTTTGTCTCTGCATGAATATTACCTTTGCACCTGTCTTAGGATTATTTAAACGGGTACTCATCGTTTCAGACCACCATACGAGAGAATTTTCACGCTTTAAGTCGCTATCAGCTTGAGAGGTAGAAGTTGGATCATCGCAGTTATGTACTAAAATTTTATTTGCGTAATAATTATTATTGCTTTTAACTTCTATGTTGTACATCTTCCTTTTCTCTTGAATTTTTCTCACGTAGATAACCATTATTTGCCGGTTATTTATATCTCTTACCATGTCGCCAGCTTTAACATTTTCTGCATAGATATAACCTTTTCCTAATACGAAGATAGGATGGTTGGGGGTGCAAGTTAAATTAGGCGATACCATGCTATCCAAAAAAATATGAATAATATTTTCTGTCTCTGATTCGTACCAGTTTAAAATAGTCTGTAATTCATTTTTATTTTTAATTTTATTGTACGACCATACTTCAGCATTTATCTTGTTTTCTACTATATAACCAATATTTAGTACGCCAATTTTTAAAGATATTTTAGTGTTGTGATCTAAACATACTACCCTATCGCCTCCTTCACCTGTTCCCATACCGTCTACCGAAGTTGCCAATCTATAACCATAATGGTTATTATCAAATCTAATCTTTGCATTTTGATCTTTAGTTAAACTAAATAAGTGACCAAAGAATTTTTTGAATTTTGGACTATTTATCATTCGGCGACTTTTTAAACTATCTCTAATGCTTAAATTCATTGCATAAGATGCGCAGAGAAATTTGTGGTGAGGATATTCTAGCCATTCCCACATAGGCCAACATACAGTTCCACTTAATGATTTCATGTGACGCGGTGGCATATTTACGAGAAGATTTCTTATTTGTCCTGCTGTGACAGCTTCTAGATGCTCGCAAATTGCATCGATGTGCCAACCATGGATGTAGGGAGTTCCAGGTTCAAGTTCTGACCACATGAACCTTATGAACTTAGATAAACTTTTTTTAGCCTCTAGAGACTCAAAAAAATCTTCTTCAAATTTTTTAAATTCTTCAAGCAGGATCGACATTATTGAATATTAAAAAATCCGAGTTATTATCAATAATGTTATTTCCGTTGTTATCAACCCAAAAATCTTCATTTATGGGAATGATACTTTTTATTGCTGTAGCAAATAGCAATAGCATATTCGATTGAGTATTCACTATGCATGTATTCCTTGAAATATGGGTGCTAATGCAAAATCTACTACGTTATTACTGCTCTGCGTAGCACTGCTTATCACCTGTATGTATAAGACAGAATTAAATTGAGCCGGTTGCAAAGGAACCCAAGTACTGGGCGCCGCAGTAATTGAGAAAGAACTGCCGTCAAAATTAGTCAACGGCACAAAGGTACCATTTGGCGTTTTGCATACGTTAAAAGAAACATTGCCCGT